TGAGAATGATTGGCAGGGAGTTCCTCCAACGAGAACATCGACATCTGAGACATTTGTCCACTCCTTAAATTTAGTCATGTCGCCCACATTGGGCGTGTTTGGATAATGATGCTCAAGCACCTGTGATGGAAATTTTTCGATTTCAGAGTAAGCTGCCGCTTCCCATCCAAGCGGATGCCAAGCAACAGTTGCGGCCTCAATGCCAGAGCAAACGGATAAGTACCTCACTGCTGCTTCTCCTTCACCAGACTAGCAGCAGCATGCTTCTCACCGATCAGGTCTTCGCTGATGGTGATGTCCAGCTTGGCAATGGCCGATGGCGACTTCAGATCGAATGCCTGCGGGTAGGATTTCAGAGCCTCATAGGCCAAGGCGTCAGACTTCCAAAACTTGGTCTTGCGACCTGGTCGCATCGTCCAGCCAATGATCTGCCAGCCTTGGGTGATCTGCCGCTTGGCTGACTCCAGCACCGCATCCGACCACATGGCTGCAAGCTGCGCCATTTCGATCATGTCAGGGGTAACTGGCGGCACTGTGACTGCCTCATCCTTCTCAGCCTTTTTCACAAGCTCTGCAAACTCTTTGCGTGCGTTGTCCTGCACCTTCTGCCGCATGGACGGGCAGATCGGTTTGGCCTTGCAGTACTTGCAATTGCTGGTCGATGGGTTGGTCGGTGCGTCATCGGTCAGCGCGAGGTTGGCAGCGGCCAGCAGGTCGTGGCCGTGCTTTTTTAGCTCTGCCCCCGTGGTCTTGTGTACGGATACGCCAGTGCCAGGTTGGAATATCACCAGATCAACATTGATTGACTCTGGCGCGTTGAGCTTGAGCATTGCGCCAAGCGCGTATGTTTTAAGCTGCATGTTGTCCTCGGCACTGACTGCAACCCTGCCGGTTTTTAAATCTAGACATGCAAGTGTGTCGCCTTCGACAAGGATGGCATCGGCAGTGCCGCCGAGCGCGTAGTGGATAGACTTCAGACCCTCATCCACATTGACCTCGATCAACTTCTTACGGGGGTTGGCAAAGTAGCCGTTCACAAAGTCGGCGTACTCACGCGCCATAGTGATGTATTCGGGGTCAATGTCTGGGTTGTCAATCTCTTCACCCCGCAGCATTCGCTCGGATAGCTCATGGATAGCCGTACCCTTGGCGGCAGCAGGCCCAGCCGGTTCATACGGCATGAGGCTTTCCAGCCGGTAAGAGCCTGGACAGGACATGACCCGATCCATGCGTGAGGCCGACAATCTTGCGTGTTTTCTGGTTTCATGTTGCATAGCTTTCTCCTTTAAATAATCTGATTTACGATGTTCTGCTTCTTCAACACCTTGGCCAGCACATTGTGGTCGAGGCTGGCCCTGATCGTCAGCAGGTAGATGACTGGCTTGACGCCTGACTTGTTGATGTTCTCCACCCTGCTGGACGCCTGCTCCAGTGCAGAGGTTGACCAAGTGCATTCGACAAAGACGATGGTGTCGGCCGCACTCAGGTCAACCCCCTCGCTGCACGATGCAATATTGCCGACAAAGCACTTGGTCTGGCCAGATTGGAATGCCGCAATGTTCTCTGTGCGCTTGGTGGCCGGCGTGTCGCCCACCACCACCACCGGCTTGTGGTCTTTAAGTTCTTCTACCAGCCCATGCACCACATCCTTGTGATGCGCGAATACGACAACAGGCTCACCGGATTGCAGCAGGTCGCTGATGAATTCGGACGCCGCCTTGATCTTGCGCATGCCACTCTCTTTCATAATCTCGGCCAAGCCCTCAAAGGCCAGCAGGGCGTTTGGATTGGCCACCAAGGCATCGGCATCAAAGGATTGCTCACGCTTGTCTACGGGCAGGTCAAAGGTCACCAGACTGACCTGTGGCTGCTGGTAGTCCATGAAGATGTCTTCCTTCTTCCTGCGCAGGACATGGGGGCGCATCAGGGCTTTGAGTTCAGGGATGTTGGACGCACCGGAGACATCCATTCCCCAGGGAGCACTCCACATCTTGGCGTACCGCGCCGCAAAGTCAAACCAGCCGCCTCGGTAGATGCCCAGCCCGTGCAGGATCGGCCAGAGTTCGATGGGCCGGTTGGGGATGGGCGTGCCGGACAGGGCATAGACCCTGTCGATCTTTTTCATCATCAGCATGGCGGCCTTGGTGCGGATGGCCTTGTTGTTTTTGAGCCTGTGGCACTCGTCAAACACCACAGTTTTAATTCCTGTAAAAGCCGTGACACTGGATAAAATATCGTAGTTCACGATGGTCACGCCAGAGGCGATAAGCTCACCAGCCTGCTTCTTGCCGGTGATAACGCGCACTGGCACTGAGGGGTCGAGCTTGGTGAATGCCGCCTCCCAGACTGTCTTGGCAATGGCTGGGCAGACCACGATGGCCGGCAGGTACTCAAGAGCCGCCGCTGCCGCCGGCAGGGTCTTGCCCACTCGCGGCTGGTCGGCAAGGATGCAGCGCCGGTTGGCTAGTAGAAAGTCTCTGGCCTCTTCTTGATGGGGGAACAGTTTCATCGTTTTCCTCGTTTTCAGCGGTTTATGGAATCTTGATTGTGGCTCAAAGAAAAAACACTTGCAACATTTATTTGTGCTAAAGTGCAATTGCTTGGCCGCCTCGGTCAAGCTGAAAACCTGAAAACGATCAACCAAAAGGAAACGATCAAATGTCAACACGAGTCACAACCGGCGAGGTACGCACCTCCTACTTCTCAGGCTTGCAGAGCCGCAAGAATGAAATGAATGGCAAGGATGAGTACAGCACTCAAATCCTCATTCCCAAGACCGACAAAGAAACGCTGGCCGCTTTGAAGGCAGCAGCCAAAGAGGCGTTGGTCGCCAAGTTCGGTGACAAAGTGCCAAAAAACATCCGCAACCCTTTGCGTGATGGCGACACCGAAACCAAGAACGATGGCAGTCCATTGGGCAAAGAGTACCAAGGCCACATGTTCTGCAATGTGAAGTCAACCGCCAAGCCTGGCGCCGTTGACAAGCACGGCAATGACCTGCTTGGCAGTGACGACATCGTGTCGGGCGACTACATCAGGGTCAGCCTCAATGCGTATGCCTACTCGCAGGCCGGTAATAACGGGGTGAGCTTTGGGCTGAACAACATCCTGCTGGTTCGCAAGGGTGAGCCGCTGGGCGGCACAAAGCCATCGGCTGCTGCCGACTTTGGCATCGTCAAAGGTGCGTCAGCGCCAGCCAAGGCCGCCGCGTCAGGGTCATGGGACGATGAGGATGACGATATCCCGTTCTAAGCCTTGGCCTCAGACTGATAAAAATCAGGGGGCGAAAGCGGATGCTGTCGCAATTTCTGTAAAGCACAGACGCAGCGAGTAGCCCCCACCTTTAAAGAATCACATGAAATACAAATCAAAAACAGACTTTCCAAAGCTGGAAAGCGTCACGAAACCTTTCCTAACAACGGATGAGATAGCGTTTTATACAAATCTCACCCCTGCGACTTGGCGTTTAAAGGCTTGTAAGGAGAAATATCCAGATGACCTGCGCCCACTGCGAATATGCCGCCGGTTGGCGTGGCCGACTGATGCTGTGAAGCGTCTGCTGGGTCTATCAACATGACCGCACATATTCGTGCCCCCAAAAGAAGAAACCCCGAGGGCCGACCAAGCATCCGGGGTTTCAAGAGAACAAGCCGAAATGTTCGACTTACCTGTATTCTACTTGTTCCCTGGCGCAGAATCCTTACTGGCTGATAAAAGCCGATCAAGCGCAGCAGCCAGTGCATGCACCGACTCCCACAGAGGCTTGACAGACCCAGACATCCAGCGGCTCACCTGTGGCTGCTGGATGCCAGCCTCACGGCATACGGCATTCATCCTGATGCCATGCGCTCTGGCCTTGTCTCTGATGTCTTGTACTGATTGCATAGGTGTATTTTAGCAACAACAGATCAATTTATTGACTACTATGCGAATTAGTTTATTTGCTGTAAACTTCGTGACACTACTAACTCAAGGGGACAACATGAACAAATTAAGCAATCGTGCCGATGCGGCACTGGACTACTTGCTGTGCTTGGTGATTGGCTGCGGCTTGGCTGCGGCACTGGTGGCGTGGTGGTCGGCGTGAATGATCCAGCCCTTGAGCCAGCGCTTGAGGCTGCCATTGAGTTCATGGACGATCTGCTCAGTCCAGAGGTGTACGGCCATGCGATACCGACAGACGCCCACACACGGGCGCTGGTGGTGCGCATCATGCTCAAGCGCGAATACAACCGCCGAATGCAAAACCGAATGCAAGATGCGCGGACTAAAGCCGGTCTATAGAGCCGGCATCATTCGGCTTTTGAGCATTGGCCCGTTGAGTGTGGCCGAGATCGCTGTGCGTCTGCCATGCGCTCTGGCCACCGCCTACGACAATGTTCGCGCACTGCGCAAGGGCAAGGTGGTGCGGGTGCATGGGTATGAGAAGTCGGGCAACATGACCACGGCCTTGCTGACGCTGGGTAGTGAGCCGGATGCACCAAGGCCGCTGTCGTTCACAGCCGCCGAGCGTATGCGCAAAAAGCGCCACAAGATGAGCGCTGACGATAAGGATTTTCTGAATGCACGCCGCCGCCAGAGGAATCGAAAGATCAAGATCGACCCGCTGACGGCAGCATTTTTTGGGGGGATGAGATGAGGCTGGTTATCGACCAAGCAGGCCGTATGGTGGAGCAGACGGCCTCAGTTCTTCATCATCAGGCATTCTTGGTTTGGCTGCTTCAATGTTAAACAGCCCTTGACCACCCGTATATTGCATCATCGGGTTCAATGGTGACCCTATGTAGTTAAACAAAGGGTCAAGAGTGTTGCCGTACAGATTCTGCATGCCTGGAGACAGATAAGCCCTTGTAGCCAAAGCTGGAGTGCCTAAAGCCAAGGCTGTGCCAAGAATAGGCTCACCAGTTAAGGCTGTACCTCCAGCCATTGCAGCCCCGACCTTTGCAGGCATTGAGGTCAGCATACCCGTCATTGTTGCTCGTTCTGTTGTTCCAGATGTAGGCACTTTGGCTTTTAGTGCTGACTGTGCGACCTGTGCCAAGTTTGTCAATGTTGCGGCATTTTCTGGCCCAAGAATTTGCGGCAATGTTGTGGGTGATGCCTTCACATCTTTAATTAAGTTCTTGCCAAATTTGATGATGTCCATCTCTCCAGTTGGAAACATAGAGTTCAACTGAATGTCAGCCAAAATTGCTTGAGCCATAGATGTCTTTTCTGACTCGTTCATCAATGGCAAAACTTTGTTGGCAAAACTGTCTTGGTTGCTCATCACATAACCAACAGCCGTTTTGTCGCTGGCAGATTTAATCTTGTCATTCAAATCTTTTGCAGCGCCATAAGACCCGCGCAACTCTTTAAGTTTTACAACCTGGTCATCCATCCCAGCCAGCTTGAATGTTTCGTCCCTTGCGTCATCAAGAGAATTGCGCAATGCTCTAAACGCTTCGCCAACCTTCGTGCCTTTGTTTGCAAAGGCAAGATCGCCAAACAACTGGCGCTGATCTTGGTAATCATTACCTGCAATCTTGCCCCTTTGCTGGTAGCCCAAAAACTCAAACTCAGGGATGCCGCTGTCAATCAGTTGCTTTTTAAAAGTTGCCTGCAAAGTTTTGTAATTTGCACTTGTTGGGGTTGAGCCTGCTTGTTGCAAGGCCGACTCAACCATCGTCTTCAATTCATCATTAGGCTTGCCAAAGTAGAACTGCTCAAAACTCTCAAACAATGGATCTTTACGCAATGCAGGAGGAATTGAGGAAAGCAGTTTTCTTGCGTTAAGGATTGACTCTTCAAATTTTGGCACTTGTGCCAAGTCAATATCGGTCTGGGATGCAACCTGTCGAATCTGACTGCCAACATTGTTGACATTGCGTTGTGCAGCACTCTTAACAGCACTCGCGCCAGATGAGAAGGCTGTATCTGGCTGCGCTGGCATGCCACCAAAAAGGTCTGCAACCTTGTTGATGATGCCTTGAGCGTAGTCTGATTGCTTGCCGTAACGCTTTGTAAACTGACCAGCAGACATCGGCAAAGTTGAAGCAGCGGCCTCAAATATCTGAGCCGTTCTGTTTGTACCAGCCTGCGCTGGTGTGAGTGCAGTCTCTCCTGTAAAGCCAAGATCTCTTGCTTTGGCAGCAATGTCAGCGGCCCTTGTCTCTGCGCCCGTTCTTTTTGCTTGTGGTCGTGGCGTCATGGCTGCACCGCCTGCCGCAGTTGCTGCAAG